AATCAGGCTAGTCTGTTAGTGGCGTGTCTGTTCGCAGCTAACCGGCGAATGTAAAAACTGACTAAGCATGTAGTGCCGACGGTGTAGTAATTTCGGACGCGGGTTCAACTCCCGCCAGCTCCACCATTTTTGATAGGACCACAACCGGACAATAGCAGTGAAAACAGCTATTTAAGGACTCTGACCAGACAGCACGTGGACCTAACAGAGAAAAACAAATGCACGTGAAATACACGCGCACTTGGATCCAAACATGAAAGCCTCAGATCTCGGTCTGGGGCTTTTCTGTTTGTGTCTAATTGAAAGAAAACATTTCTTAAATTCTAGCAGAGAAGAGCTTAACGCAGCTTTCCGGGATGGGCGCGGCTCAGCCCTAGCCCCGTACCAAGGCTTTTTTGATCAGGCCGGTTTGATTGGCCAGATGATGGCGGGTGCCTTACTCGTATCTCTTACCTGCACTGACTTTATGTATTTCATCCAAGCGACCAGGCTGGCCTTATCTTCATCGCTGATGATGCCTAACTGTAATTCGGTCTGCCAGAAACCTATCGTTTCCTGCGCCTCTGCCAGCAACGATGCTCTCTGCTGTTCTGCTGCTTCCACGTCTGCTGTGTGTTTCGCTTCGGTATCCGTTATCCATTCATTACCGGTCCACGTAACATACGGCCCAGGTGGGGCCACCGTAGTGGTCCCTTGCGGGTAATCGCCTGTCGCGGTTATTTCGACTTCTTCACCTGTTGCGGTTCGATAAACAACCTCACCGCGATGATCGGCGACGTACTCCCATGCGGTGAAATCTACCGTCCGGCAGATAGCAAAACCCTCTTTTCTTATGTCCGGCGCATCAATGCATGAATTGGCTGGGATACCCACGCCAACGGGTAAAAACTCATTCGAACAAGAAAGATATTCATGCGTCTCGCCATCGTAGTTAAACACGGTAACAACTCCGGCCACTGTGGCAATGAATTCACTGTTTAATTTTGCATCAGACATTATGCAGCCCTCACGATGTAGTTAAACGCCACGTTGCGCGGTCTATTTTCAGACGCCACAGGAACAATGCGTGATGCATCAAAATATATTTTTTCACCCTGCGAAGGACTCAAACCACCTGTTCCGCCTACAGGCGGCCCATCTAATATAAAGGAGCCGTCCTCATAAATGCCCTCATTGGCATTTTTCCCGTTATTATAAAAAACTCCTGTAGACTTACCGTTATAAGGAACAGAAAGCGACTGTTCGCCTTTGATATTACGAATCGCATCCCCTTGCGCTGATAACAGTGCTCGACCAGAATCCACTCCGCGCCCGTCATCCCACCCCCGAATAAATTCACCTCGCAAATCCGGCAACTTGCCTGATGGATATGCTTTCGCAAGCAATGGAAAGGTAGCGGTGTTGAAATTTGCTCCATTACATTTCAGCCAACCGGCTGGAGGGGTTGTAGTAGGCCACGGCATTGGTATACCAGCAGGCACTGAACCATTTACAATTGCTTGCTTTAATAACGTAACAAAAGCCTGGCTATCACCATTATCAAAAATATCTTGCGTTAAAGCGTCGGAAACAAATTGTGCGACAGCTGAAGCTATAAATGTTGCTTGTCGAATTGCTTTATTTATCTGTGCACTGGACGCTTTTCCTGTGCTAAAACCGGATAACAACACCGGAAGTGCTTCCCACTCAACTTGTGACGTTACGTTCGCGTTAGGATCAAGCGCAAACGCTTTGAAATTATTTGTTGCCATCAGAGTCTTGTCTCCCATGAACCATTATCAAAACCTGATATGAAGTCATTATCCATATCGAAGCCAAAAAATTTACTGCCCTCGGTGGGGGTATAGATGGAGGGAATATCAATAGATCCGGCATATACACCTGCCGCTTTCACTGTAAGATAGCCCTGACGGATAGCGGCAATCAGCTCCAGGGACACCTGGCTGATATCCTTTTCCGGGAATACCCACATCGAAATTGTCATGTCCTGCCCGTCAACTATCTGCATTGTCAGGCCCGAACCTTTTAAAGCTGTATCGAGGATGCCTTTCAGAGCATCGTTGGTACCATCCCACTGGTTGATAGCTATCTTTGCCTTAAGGATGATCCTATAGGTTTCATCACTAAGGCTTGTGTAGCCGCTGTCAGGGTCATATAGCCCCTGCCAGATACCCTGATCCCACCCAAGCCCCACTGTATCTAACGAGAAATAAACGCCAGCAATCGGTATCGCCACGGTTCGTTTTCGCCCAATCCATTCACCCAGAATGTCCAGCTGCACGCCTACGGCCTCATCAATATCAAAAGCAGTGATAAGGCTGTTCATTGCTCCGGCTGTGTCTGAGAGCGGACGGGTAGATAAGTCAATGTGCTGCGTAAATAGCGGCTTATCCCGGTGATAGTTGGTTATCAGGTCAGTGTATTTGCTCATGACGCCACCGTGATCGTGATGTTGTTCATGGAGCATGTCACCGCCTCGTTGTAAGCGGTGATGATGTTAGCCGGTGCGGTGGTGGTTGCTGCGCGTCCGATCTGGAGGCTGCTGATATCGTAAAACCGGCTCTCGCCTCCGCTCACCACACCGATGTTGGCAGGAGAATAGATGCGGCTCAGCAGCAGATCGTCGCCGATGTCCAGTGAGTTGATGTAATCGGCAATCGCCGTCCTGATATCATTTCCGACCTGCGTGGTGTAGCCGGTAAAAACCTTCAGCACGATGGCAACGTACACTGGTACCGGCGCTGATCGGGAAAAGCTGATAGTGTGCGGATTGCCCCAGCTGTCCTGTACGGTAACCGCCGTGCTGCCGAACGTCGATACCCCCTGCCCCTTTTTACCCTGAATCACTTTTGCGATAGCTTTCACATCGCCACCGTCAACAATAGCCGCTACCGAGTGCGCTGGCAGGCCATTGGCGTCTACACTGCCGGAATCATTTTCATAGAGCTTGTGTCGCGTCACGCCCGTGACATTAGCGATAGCCCCGTCAAGTGCTTCAAATGGCGTAAGGGATGGCAGTGCGACGCTCTGCCTTTGCCGGATGCGTAGTTCTGAATCCGTTTCTGCCGCGCTGCCAATGGTGGCCGCCGATGCGTTGGTGACTTTTGTCCATCCGCGCGTGGGCGTGTTAATCAGCGTCACTGAGCCTGCTACTGCTGCCACTGCGCCGGAACTGGCGCAGATTGCTGTCGCTGTAACAGTTCCATCGGGGCTGATAGTGACACTGGCGGGCAGACTCCAGATAACGCCATTAGCATCTTTAGCCGAACCGTTGCTGATAGTGGTTCCTGCTGTACCGGTTAGAGTCAGGTCTACTGTTGAATTGGTTGCTCCGCGCCGCTCAATACCGTTGATTTTGACATTTCTGGTCAGTCCATCTGTCATAGCCGTTGAGGGTGAAAACGAGTTGTACACCTGAATGGCTGTATTGTTGGCGTCATGTATCGCCAGCGCGAACAGCGCCACCATCTGGCCATCTTTGCTGTCCGGTTCGAGATAGGCGTCTGTCCCATAAATCTGCTGGAAATAGCCGGTAATGGTGGTGAGGATAGTCTGGTAATCAGGCGCACTGATCCCCTGGGCGGTTACCGTTGCCGATAACCCCAGCGTGTCTAAATTGAGAGCCATTAAGCCTCGCTTGAAACGGTCGTCGTTCCGTAGATTGTGTCGATGGTGGCGGTGAAGGTGACGCGGCGGCTGGCGCTGTCCACGCTGGTATCGAATGACTGAATGGATTTCACTCCGCGCGTTTCAAGGATCCGCTGGCGGATAGCGAGGGTATAGGCTTCTGGTTTCTGTTTACCCAGCACCGACTGTATCCACGGAGTCCCCTCAGTGGTGTCCAGGAACCACTGACCATACCAGAGCAGGAAGCGTGTTTTGACTGCTTGCGCGACTGCGTCAGGAGAGTTGATCAGCCAGGTATCATCACCGCGCCCGAACGTGTAATCGCCGTCAGCGTCTTCGCGTCTGTATCGCATCAGTTCACCTTGCCAGAATTACTGCTGCCAGACTGCACGCCGTTATGCGTGTGCTGGTCGCTGATGTCTTTGCCGTTGGATGTGAGCGTGCCAATAAGCTGGATAGCGCCGGAAATCTTCGCCGCCACCCCACTCACCGTACTGCCCACCATCCCGCCCAACCACGTCAGCAGGCCATTAATCTTTACGGCATTGCTGAACTCCGACAGCGGCGCTTTAACGTTGAATCCGCCTGGCGCCATAACGTTTACGCCGTGGCTGTTAGGGTCGAGCTCGATGTAGGCAAACCCGTCATCGGTGCGCATCTGCAATGTCGTGGTGCTGATGTTACCAATGACGTTCGCCTGGGACTGCGGCCCGACGATGGCAAATGCATCTGACAAATCATGCTGGCGCGGATCAACCGGTTCCTGCACGCCACCGCTCTGCCACCAGAAATCAATACAGCGATCGGAGAACACCACCAGGCATTCATCGCCGGCTTTCACCGGGAAAGTTATTGTGCAGCCGCCGCCGCGTGGGAAAATCACAGGTACATCCACCAGCAGCGGAAGCGGCGCTGACTTTGTTTTCCCATTCGTATCGGTTGCCTGCCCGCTAATGGCTGGCTGAACTGTACAGGTACAGGCGATAGGGTCAAATGACTGCACGATTCCGGGAAGTGATACACGTAGCATGGAAAAAATGGTGTTATAAAGCTGTGAGCTCATCTGCTCGGTGCTGCCTACCTGCGAGTGGAGTGATACTGGCATGCTTTTTCTCCAGGCATAAAAAAACCCGCCGAAGCGGGTTTAGTGTTAATGCAGAATTTAGTGTAACTGCTCAGTACTTATCACGAAGAGTCTGTGCAGGTGGCAATCTCTATCATTGCCCCAGCAGAAATCGGCCCAAGTTCCGTAAAAGTCATCCCAGTTCGTCATGAACGTAAGTGGACGTTCTTCCTCAGTTCCGTCGGAAACATAAACATGATAGCCATCAGACTGAATCGCCCAAGCAATCATTCTTTCCCAGAACCGACGGCCTTCTAATGTCTGTTCAGCATCAGATACAACGATCGAGTAATGAGACAGGAAGTGTCGGAAAAATTCCTGCGGCAGACCTCTTACTGCCGAGTCATGTTGAGGCTGAACTGTGCGCCAGACAAGAATCTGCGTACAGCTTTTCCGCATGGGAACAATGTGCTCAAGCAGTGCCAATTTTACTGCATAAACGGTCTCAGGAATTTCGCTGTCAGTCACCAGGCGATACTGCTCACCTTTGACTGAAGCCAGCAGCCGGTACCCATGGGGCGTTACAAATCCAGGCAAAGAAAAGTCCTTCACACCCGAAGCCATGAATGCCTCGGTATGCTCAATGTTTTTCTCTGTCATGTTCAGTTTGGCATCAAAGCCAGCTGATGGGATTAGTAGTGGCATTCTTCTATTCACTGTAAGAGTTTGCATAGTGTCCTCCGTGCGTTGCAGGAGTACTTCTGACAAAAAGGCCGAAACTGAAAGGTTTCGGCTGATGATTATGAGTTATCAATCTGGTAATAGCAGTGTATTACCTGCGCGTAATACCTGCAACCACAATGTTGACACAAAGATAAAAACCAGAATCGTTACCGATGACCACATGCATTGATTATCGGTTAAACAGAAGAAGACTTTAGGCGTGATTACCGGTTGCGTTTAGCGTTTGAACTGGCAGCTACTTTCCGGCAGTTTCAGGATAGTGCTAAGGGCTTCTACTTCACCCGGTGACAATCATACGTCCAGAACTGGCGCGGCTCGTCCATGTTCACACGGACTACTTCAACATTCAGAATCGCTTTTCCGTTGCGCTTGATGTAGTCCAGACCCAGCCAGCGTCCTACCCGGGCGTCCGGAAGCATCCATTGATACTTAACATTTGAGTAATCTTCCTTAGCTCGCAGAAAAGTAAACTTTTGCGTTTCCGGGCGCTGGCCATTGATGTGGGCAAATCCGTCATCACTTGATGATATCCCGAATGGCCCGCATTGCATCAAAGGTTCACTCAGCACACTGAAAGATGTGCACAACAGTAAAGCTGTAATGGCCACTTTAGATTTCATCAGGTGATTATGCCCTTGCTTATTGTATTTGACGATTGCAGATCCGCACTTCCTTTCGCTAGGCAGAGTAGATCCATGTACCAGTTTTTACCCCTTGTATCACCAGTATAATCAATGCTGCCCACCGTGTAATCACCATCCGTGTTAACTGACGCTGGCTGAGTCCCCGTCAGGCCATCAACCGTCAGATTGCCATTGCTGGCGCTTTCGCTCAGTCTGCCGGGTGATGTACCAATCTGCTCCTTAGAGAGCGATGTTCGATACACTGATGCCTGATCCAGACGAATCAGCCCGCCCAGCTTAATTTTTGGATTGATGAGGCACCGCACGTTCACCCCCGCTCCCATGGTCTGCTGCGGCATCCCGATCAGGCCAGTGTTGGCATTGAGCACAATCACTTCATCGATGTATTTCGACTCAGGCACGATATTCACCTGGTTGTTCTCATACCACCAGTTAGCGTCACACTTCCCGGCGATGCTGTTCATCAGGTCAGAGGTATTGCCCACCAGCACGCGCCCGCGCGGGAATACTGTGTCAGGAAAATCCGGTACAGATCCGGCAGAAATGCCATATGGCTGATAAGACTGCATCCCGGCCTCAAACAGGTCTTTGTACTTCCACCCGGCAGCCACTGTGGTGCGAACACCTGCATACAGATGACCCTGCCAGCTGTCGATGCACTGCACCAGCGCCCAGCTGTCGGTGATGTTGTCTTTACCGGCCACCGTAAAACGGATATCGCCGTTAAAAATCAGTCCGACATTGCGATCGGGGTAGTTTCCGGCCTCATCGGGATTGCCATCATAACCAGCAATCACCTGAATGCGGCTGAACTCCTGCGCCATGATGCGGTTTTGCGTCGCTGTCGACAGATTATAGATTTTGAAATCCCCGACAAACCCGTTAAAGATGGTGGCAGGCATTTTCTGAATACTGAAGGTCACTTTCAGATCGGTTAGCGATATGCCATTCCCTTTATCGTCCAGCAGCTGCAGTTCAAAATGGCGCATCCAGTTGAGAGACATATTTACTCCGTTCTGATTATCAGATGGCTGCTGATCCCGAGATCGTTTTCGGTCGGGTAGTCCTGACCGTCAGCATCGCAGACGACAAACAGCGCAAAACCTAATCCCAGGTACGCATATTGCTCCAGCAGATCAGCACCGGTTACCAGCGGAATACTGCCGATAAGCAGCGAATCAGTGCTGTCGCTCAGGTCCAGACACCAGCAGCCGACACGCCATATCACGGCAATTTTATACAGTGAACCGGCAATAGTGGCACTGAACGCCTGGTTCTGAGGCGTCAGTGGAAGCTCTGCAAGGGTCATGAGAAGATACCTTTCGCTGCGGCAGCGGTTTTACTAAGCCATGACTGCTGCGGCTGTTTTGGCGTTTTCACGCCGCCATCCTGAACCGCACTGGTGTTAGCGCCCTGCGTCATGTTCTCTTTCGGCGCGCCCTGTATGGTCTGTGCCTGGGTGAAAATAACCTCACGCAGCGTGACCGTAGCCATCAGCACGTTTTCCGTCGCCTTATCAGTCGTCACATCCAGCACGCGGATCAGCATGTTGCTGTAAAGACGTTTACCGGTGACCACATCAAACGGCTGCTTACTGCGTTGCAGCTCCAGCAGCTGGCTGTAAATCTCCTTCGGGCTGGTACCGACAGAGAGACCGATGGCGGATGTGTTAACCATGTCCACCAGCGAACCGCCGCCAGAGAAACCAACTTCCATCACCAGTTCTGATGCGCGCCGAAAAGCATGATCGGCCACGTAACCGGCACCGTCAGCGCTGGCACCCGCGGCGGATGAGGTCGGACGCTCGACGGGATGCTCAGTAATTTCCAGAACGTCACTGTGCTTTTCCGAAATTACCACATCAGGAATGATGATCCCGATTTTCCGACTGCGCTGGTGCAGGAGAACGGAAAGGATATCCATCAGCTGTTACCTCTCAGAAGCTGCTGCGTGGCGCGTGCGCTGACCTGATTCTGCTTATCAGCCACAACATTACCGGCCTCACGCGGATCTGTTACACCGTGAATGTGTATATTGGTTTCCTGATGCAGGCTGGCACTGCTTGCGGGCATGTTGCTCATCACACGAGGAACGTAGTTGCGCGTTTCCTGCGGCATGAGTCCCATACCGTATTTGCGGACATTGCCCAGCCCCCAGTTGTAAGAGGCCAGCGCCTTCGTCAGATCGCCATCGTTGGCTTTAAGCAGCTGACTGAGATATTTCGCAGCCGCGCCCGCCGCTTTCATCGGGTCAAAGGCATCATCACCGCGCAGTCCTAAATCACGGCCGGTGCGGGGCATGATCTGGAACAGTCCCTGAGCCCCCGCACCGGAGATGGCGTTGGGGTTTCCGGCGGACTCCGTGATCGCCACGCTTCTCAGCAGTCCTTCAGGCAGGCGGTAAAGCTGCTCAAGCTTCTGAAAGGCGGGCTGCATCCAGCCAAGTAATGCCGCACCTTCTTTTGTTGCCTGCGGGTGCGGAGCAGCAGCGCCCGCGCTGATACCCGGAACTGACGGACTGACTTCATTTGCACGGGCTGGCGGTGCCAGTGCTTCAGCGATCGCCTGTAGCAGGGTTACGCTTCGGTTCTGCACCGCCTTATCTTCTTCACGCCCTTTAGCGGCATCATGGCTGGCGCCGGACTGCGTTTTATTCAGTTCCTCCAGCTGTGAGTTTACCTTTCCGGCTGGTTCAGCGGCCGGAGACAAACCGAGCCATCCGCGAATAGTTCTGCCCACAACGCGCGGATCGAAACCGGTCTTTTCCCGAAGGCTGTCAGCGGTGCTGTCGGCGCTTGATGAAACAGCCGGGAGAGCATCCTTATTTTCCTTCCCCTGCTGCAGAAGACTTTTGCCCAGACTGGCAGCATCCCTCCAGCGTCCTTCATTAATGGCGCTTAGCAGATCACCGACTGTCGACATCATTTTGCCAAGTTCACCAAACTGCTTTGTGATACTGGCTATATCGCCTTTCAGCGTCCAGTTGCTGAGATTGATGTTCAGCAGATGGGCCAGCTGTGCCCCGGCATCTTTTACAGAAGAACGCAAATCCTGAATAGCTTTCAGGGCCGAATCAATATCAGGCTGCCATTTCTTCCAGTCAATAAGGCTTTTGCCGCCCTCTTTCCACGTTTTGTAATCGTCGTAGAGTGCGATTATCGCCAGTCCCAGCGTGCTGATGATGCCAATCGGTGACGTCAGGAACGCCGAGTTAAGCAGCTGCCACGCGATCATCAGCCCGCCAAAGATCTCAATCAGCCCGCGCGTGTCTTTATCAAGCGATCCCCACCAGTCATGAATATCACCTGCGGCCTCAATCAGCCTGAATACCACTGTGCCAATGGTGTCGGCCAGCCAGAGGATAAGCTTAATCCCGCCGGTCAGCGCATTCTCTATTTTGGGGAAATTATCGATGCTCTGTCTGCGCAGCGTGTCGATTGACCCCGCCAGGCCCCCGGCAAGGTCTGAGCCGATTTTATCCCGCGCCATTCCCGCCATCTGACCAAAGTCACGCAGCGAGGTCATAAACCGGTTCGAACTGACTGCAGCCACATCAGCGTTATAGCCGATTGCCTTCGCCATCTGCGTATACTGCGCACTGAACTGACCCACGCCCCGGCGCATCGCCATCAGCGTGTTTTCATCAATGCCCAGCATCTGTGCGTACTGATTAGCACGATAGTAAGGCATCTGGCTCAGGCGCTGGCCCACTGAGGTGAAGACGCTGACCATATCACGCATGTTGCCTTTGGCATCGCGCGTCTGCACGCCCAGACGGTTCAGAAAGCCCTCAGCCCCGGGGTTATTACGCACGAACTGCGCCAGCCCCTCCAGCGACGAACGCGCCCCGTCAACGGTGCCGCCCAGCTGCGACACGGCATAGCCAATCTGCTGAATACCCGCCACCGTTGCCCCGGTGCGCTGCGACATCCAGTAGAGGTTGTCGAGACCGCTGGCAATTTTTGCCGTAAACGCCACGACTGAGAGCGCTGCCGCCTCGACCGCTACGCCCAGCTTTACCGCCTGCAGAGAGGTGTTCGCTATCGTGGCGTCAAACTTTTTAGCGCCGGATTCGTCTACCTGAAAGCCGAGGCTGATCAGAAAATCCTTGATGACGTCAGCGTTCATTTGCGGCTCTCCAGCGCGCTATGCGCGCCTCATTATCGTTTTCGAGGTCCAGATAATCGGCAGCATCGGCAATGCGGCACAGGTCAACTGCGCCGGAATCCAGATCCTTAAAATCGATCCGGAAGGCTTTCGCCACCCTCCAGATCATGTCGGTACCGTCCGGCAGCGTGTCGAGCGTCAGCCCTGCGGCTGCTGGCCCTCCGTCACGCTGGCGGGGGACGCGGGCAAAAAATTTCCCAGGCTGTCGCCCACCACCCGGCCCACCAGCTGCAGCATGGTCATCAGGTCCATGTCGTCAAATGCCAGCACGCCATCGAGGAATACCGGCACCCATGTATCTTTGCCGTGGCGGCGGGATACCACCGCAAGGCACGGATGGATCACGGCGTTGGTATCTTCCTCGCTCATAACCGCAACAGCGTCCGCGATTTTCGGCAACACGGTCTCCATGGCGCGCGACATGTTGCCGCCCTGAGACGCCTCGCGCAGCACCTGAAAGTCAGCCAGCATGCCGGCGATTACCGGCAGCAGTTTGCGTGATACCTTCAGCTGATCGAAAACGCTGAGTTTTGCCAGGCTGTAGCGGTTACCTTTGATTTCGATTTCCATCGATTAGTATTCTCCCAGCAGTTCATCAATTTTACCGGCGTCAAATACCCAAGCGACGATGCCGGCTACCTTCGGGTTGTTCCAGTCCGGCTGTTTCTGGAATGCACAGGCACGGGCCGTCACGATGTCGCCGGAAGCTTTATTGCGCAGCACGATCACGTTATTGCCCCACAGCGCTGAAGACAGCGACTGCGCGTTGTACATCACCGACAGTTTTTTATTCACCGGGGACGTTTTCAGCAGGTTCACCGTGACGATTCCGCTTTTACCGGCGTGCAGGCTGTGCATCACTTCGCCGTCAGCACCGGTGGTCATGGTGTTCTTTGCCTCCGACATGGTGACGACAATCCCCTCGTCGGAGTTACCTGAGCCATAGCCCAGATCGATAATGCCGGTCGGCCCCGTCAGCGAGGCCGTGATATCCATAAAGCTGTATGCACCACTCATTGATTACCTTCCTCAGCGCACAACGTTGATCTGGACGCTGGCATAGTGGATTGCGCCAGCCAGTTTGCAGGCCACCTGAACCGGCACGGATTTACGTGCCTCGCGGTCAGCCTGCGCCTGCGAAGAGATAGCCGCCATATAGACGTAGTAACCCTTCGTCAGGGTATCGCCTGGGGCCAGCTGGCCGAGCGCACCGCCGTTCCAGACGCCAGGGGCGATCAGACCATTATTTACCGCCTGCACCATCGACGCTTCCACGTTCGCCATAATTCGCGTGTTGCCCGCATCGGTCTGCGGCACCTTCGTCGTGCTGGTGTACAGCAGATTAAACAGGTTGGTCTGCACGTAGTTCTGCAGCCAGTCGAGGCCGTGGCGCTCATCGAAGAAATCACCGTTGCCCATGACACCCTGCTGCAGAATGGCGGTGTCGTTGGCGTAGTAGACGTAAACGTTGCAGTTTTTCGCGTCCAGCGCCGCCGCCTGCGTGGTAGTCAGCGTTTCGTAAGTAACGCCCGGCTCCTGCTTGAACTTCAGCGTGATCGTGGTGTTGTTACCGGTGAAGTCCACCGTAAACGCCCTGCCAAACGCCGAGAGTGCGGCATAGTTACTGGTCGATGAATACTGGACGAAAGTGCGGCTGTACTTCGCAGCCTTCACCTTCGATGCGATATCCGTGTTCACTGTAGTCAGCAGCGCATCAGTATTTTTGGTGGTGACGGCCAGAATGCGGCTCAGTGAGGAGGATTCAATCGCTGCGGCAACCGGCAGCAGTTCATCGTCCTTACGATCGGCATCATAGGTGATGCCGAGGCCGTACCAGTTGGTGAAGCCCAGGCAGGCGTTAACGCCATCAAGCAGCGACTCAGTTTTGCCGGTTTCGCCCGTGCCCAGCGTTTTTGCCCAGCGGCCCACGTAGACCTGCGTGGGTGCGGGTGACTGTGAGAAAAATGCTACGGCCGCGAGATACTCTTCGCTGGTGCTGCCAAAGTCGGTGGCAATGTCCGCCGCTGAAGAATAAAGACGGATACGTTCGGCCAGCGGAATGATGGTCGCGCTGCCAAGGATCAGCAGCGAGCCAAAGTTGCGCCCGCCCGCCGCCTTCGGCGACATAATAATGTCGACGCTGACGACATTTGAAACAGGTAAGCCCTGCGGCATAGGTTAATCTCCAAATATCCGGAAAGGTGCGTCGGTCAGCGACTGGATACCCCAGGTGCTGACGACCTTGCGGCGCAGGCGTACCATCACATCGTAACGGCGCACCCACTGATTATTGAGAAGTTCCGGCGCGGGCCGGATGCTGTCACAGTCGGCCAGCGTCAGGCCCCACTGATTCAGCGTGTCGTTGTTCTGGTTTACGGCCAGACCGTCGCGAAACCGCGCAGCGACCAGCTGGCCCCCCGGGCCGTAAAATGAGGCAAGACATTCAATCAGCTCATGCCGCCACTGCTCAGCGGTGGCATCGGTCTGATTCACGAACGCGGGGCCGTCATCGGCGGCAATATCGGTCACGCCAAATGCGCACCAGTTCACATTAGCCGGAGGAATAGCGGGCTGGTCAGGCTGCCAGCGGGCAATGACGCGCCCGGCATCAAGTCCTGAAACGTTGCGGATCCACTGGCTCAGGTGCACATCGAGCGGCGTGTCGTATTCCGTTGCCGCCAGCTGCGGCGTGAGCCACCCGGCCTGACCGGTATTGTTGTTACTCAACCGGCGTCCCTCCGTCGAACGGCAGCAGTTCACAGTGGGCCTGCACAAATCCGGCGCCATAGGCGGTATAGGGATCGACAAACGACACACGATAATCCCGCCCCTGATACGTCACGATATCGGCATCCCGCCCGGTCTGACCCTGCGTCAGGCGTTCGGTTGTCACAATGAGGATCGCGCCGTGCACGACTCTGCCCCCTGCCAGTAACCGGCTTTCCAGCGACCGGTCCACCGTCACCACGCCCGCAAACGGGGAACTGACCACGGTATTTTTTCCGAATCCGTTTTCGTCGACCGCCATGCTGCGGCGCTTAACCACCAGCGAGGTATCGCAGAAGTCGGGATCGAAAAGGATGTCTGTTACGTCAAGATCCGGCATTTTTATCCCTCACAACGTAGGTAATGGAACGCAGCAGCTGCCCGGTGTCGTAAAGCGGCTTTGTACCCGTTCGGCCCCGGCTGCGGCGGGCTCGCAATGTTGCTTCGGCAAGCGACGTCAGCTGATCGCCAGCGGTGATGACATTCCGAGCAGCGTTAACCGCTTCCGTCCCGGCACGGTTCAGCATCGCTTCAGCCGCCGATGCATTACCGCTGAGAATTTCGGTAGCGGCCTGCTTCATCAGCTCAGCCACCCGGTCGCGCGACTGCGCAATGCCCATATGCAGGAACGGACGCGGCGGCAGCTGGACGCTGTAAGCGGCAACCTTATGCTGCGTGGCAAAATTGCTTTTAGCCTGCTGCACGAACTGCCCGTTGCGTCTGAAACTGCCATCGTCAGCAATCTGGCGGTAAACCGTTGTCATATGCTCCGGCACGCGGATAGTGCCGCCAAAGCTGTGCAGGTAGCCCAGCTCAGCGTTGTTGATTTCCATCCCATCAGTACGCTCAGCGCGATCGGACGGGATGCCCACCAGCACATCCCGGTTACCCAGGGTTTTCAGGGCATCCAGAATGTTCTGCGCATTGTCCGCGCGGAGAATAAGACCCGATTTCACAGTTGCCGTCCTCCGGCTCCGAACATGCAGATGGTCTGGTAGAACTCCGCGCCGTAGCGCGTGTTGTTCCAGAATCCCGCAGCGGGGTTCAGAGTGGATGAGTTGTCATAGCTCACGCTTACCTTGTCCACCGATTTTGACGACACCACGCCGCTGTTTGAACCGCCCGCGCGCCCCATCGCCGCCGAACGGTCATCACCCGCCTGCAGCGTCAGGTAATGCGCGACGAAGAGCTCGACCAGGTAGGGAAACATCCGGCCGAGCCGGTTCTGATCCAGCTGGATATCAGCAAGGTTCAGCCGGAACTGAATCTGTGGATCAGAGTAGAGGGTGGCGCTGGAGAACTGCGGGAAGTCGGTGCGGAACTGCTGAACGGTCGGGAGAAGGCTATTTTTTGGCTCCATTGACCTGCTCCGTCAGTTCAGCGATTTTCTGCTTTTGCTCTTCGATCAGCGCATTGCGCTCAGTCAGGCCTTCAGCAGCCGCGGTAACCTGTGTGGTCAGTTCACCGTTTTTAGTCGCTAACTCAGTATTCAGCGTCGTCAGATCAGCGATTTTTGCATTCAGCTGGTCGAGCTGCGCCTGGCTAGCATCGTCACCGCCGTTGTCGGTTTTATCCAGCACTTCGGCATAACGCTGCGTGAACCAGTGATCGGCAATCTCGTTTTTCACGTTATGGACGCCGACATCAAAATCCGTTTTGTTGTATTCGGAGTCATTGAACGTAAAGGGGGTGTGTACGCGAATTCGTTTCATGGATTTTCCTGAAAGAAGTGGCCCCGTGTGGGGCCGGTTGTCAGATACCGTCCACGTACAGCATTGTGTCGCTGTAACGCAGCTCGACCGCACCCACCTTGCTGTAGTAGGTCACCAGCTGGCGCAGATCACGATATTCCATCGGAGTACGCTGCAACGGTACCAGCGGGAATTGCACGTACTTACGGTCTTTGGTGTAGAAGACCATGCGGTTAACGTTCTGCATCGCGCCCGCTTCCAGCCACTTAACCGGCTGAATGTCCAGCGGCTTACCGTTCTGCTTGTAGGCGATGGTGTTTTCGCTCAGGTAGTCCAGCAGCGAGCGGTTACCGGCATCAGAAACGATGATGCTGGACAGCAGCGCATACTGGTCAGGCGGCAGGCGCAGCGAATCCGGTACCACGGCACGACCGGTCTGTTTCCAGGCAGTGGTGAGACCGTCATTGATGGATTTAGCAATCTCCATCGCGGTGCTGTTTGCCCACGCTTTGGCGGCAGGGATGACCTTAACGCCCGCCTGGTTGAACAGGCCTTTAACACCCAAAATGGTGCTGCCCACGTAGACCTGACGGTCAACGTTCAGCTGATAGGTCTGGTTCATGGCGTCCAGCTTCTGGGAGTCAATCGGGCGACCCATCTGCAGCGCGGAGGCCAGTTCGAAAACAGTCCAGGACAGCTGGCGCGACCATGGAGTGAGCGGCAGTGAGGTTTTGGTGATATCCAGATCCACACCGGCAATCACGTTGGTGCTGTTGCTGATCCACGATTCGCCATCGGTACCCACCGAACTTGGCGCAGCAAAGCTGCTGTTAGAGAAGCTGGAGATTTCATCCGCGATTGACACGTCTTCGCGCAAATCAACGTCACGGCTCCAGGTGTATGCCAGAAGCGGCATGTTGAGTACCGGATCGAAGCGTTCCAGCTGCCCAATCAGGAACGCACCGGAATTATCGATGGTCTGTCGGTCATAGGTGATCATATTCAGTGCTTTCCTTAAATATTGAATGCCAGCTCGGCGATGCCGTTGGCGTCAGTGGTACCGATGAAATGCGCATTCGCCACCAGCAGGGTATTTTCTGCTTTAGTGGCATCAACCTCGGCCTCAAAACCGCCCACCGGCTGCGTCGCGGTACCACCGCCCACGCGGATGTAAACCGGGCCGTTATCGGCGACCGTACCGGCATTAACCTTCACGCCGATATAGCCGCGGACCAGCGCGTCGCCGGTGTAGTTCGCCGGGTTGGTCAGCTGGCGCGCGATATCCTTATCCGAGGTAAATGGATACGAGCGCACGCGGATTCCGTACAGCACCGCGAGGGTGTCACCGGCCACCAGCGGAACAAATTTGCCGTTAACTTTTTTGCCCGGCAGGCCGTCACCGCTGAACGGGTTTGATGCGTCCATCACGACCGGCTCAACCGTAGAGTGGTTAGGGCGCGTCAGCGCGCCGGCATAGCTGAACGGCTGCGTTAAATAAATTGACTGGCTCATTATTTGGCCCCTTTCTTAGCCCAGAAATCTTTGTTTTTCTCATTCAGTGCGGCCACATCGGTCGACTGTGCGTTCGCGGTGAATGCTGCCAGGCTCAGGCCGCTGTTGTTGCGACTCTTTGCCAGCTCGGATGCGCCGTTGAAGATGCTGTCGACGGTTGCCATGTTCATCTTGCTGAACTCAGCATTTTTACCGGACAGCGGTTCGATGAGCTTGCGGCCATCAGCGGTACGGAACGCCGCGCCCAGCACTTCGCGCTTGAGCGTGCCCATCTTTGAGCCTTCAGGTAGTGAGAAACCCGGCAGGATAAGTTCGGCACGGGAAAGCACCTCCTGCTGATAACCAGCGTCACCGGTTATCTTCTTCTCTTCTTTTTTATCTTCGTCGTCTTCAGCGTCACCCGTTGGCGGGTTCAGCTTATCGGCGATCGCCTTCACCGCGGCTTCGAGTGCTGAAAGGCGGGAGTCCGTGTCGTTTTCTTCATCACCAGTGAGGTTTGGCTGCGTGGACGGCGGTACCACGGCATCCGGTCCCTCGACCTTCACCACCACGGTTGTGACGCCATCGTCGTCGTCGTCACCGACCATATTTGCGGGTGCATTGTTGAGCAGCTCTTCGGCAGCCGCTGAATCTTTGGTTTTTACCGCCCGACGCAGGCTGGATAACCACTGCTTTGCTTTACTTGCCATGCTTATTGCATCTCCTATAGAACAGCGAATACCGGCCCGCCCATTAGGAACAAGCGCGATGTGATTACCCCGGATCTGGTACTGGAGAGCACGCCCGGGGCTGGTTTCGTCGTATTCTGCGTCATAGCCGCAGGAAACCTGACGAAGGCCATCGTTGATTGCCTGAATGCCCGTCTCATCTTTGATGATGAGGTCAGCAATCAGCAGGTCTGACTGGTCACCCTGACCACGGCGAATGTTGGTAGCGTGCCCGATGGACAGCTGTCGCCAGTTCTCCGGATCAACAAACAGGATGTCGCCCTGCGCATCCTCAGGGTGGAGAATGACAACGGTCATCCCCTCGAAAGAGGCTATCGATTCAGGGGAGAACACCTCATCAGCGTTGCGGGTGACGATGATCTCACCATCTTCATCCGGCGTGATTTCCGGCAGGTCTTCAGCGCGGTAGGCCTGCTCCCCCAGGCGGGCGATAGGCACGTCTTTGCACAACAGCGAGCCATCACCCAGGACGAAGCGGTTAGGCCCGATACGGGTGTTAAAAAGATATTTCATGGTTCACCTGCGAAATTCAGGCATAAAAAAAGCCGCTGTTAAGCGGCTTATTCGGGATGGTGAAATTAAATCAGCGTGACTATCGTAATAATGAGCTCTTTACTGGCACCATCATGGTTTCTGGCATGATCGAACTTCATGGCATTAATCTGAGCACGAAGACCATTCACATCTGGAGCGTTAAAAAAATCACTGCCTTTGTAAACTCGCCCGAATTCGTCTTCAAATTCAAAACCAACAAACCATGTTTTCATTCCATTTCCCTCAATCTAATAATCCCAGAATTCAGACTTTATCAGAATTGGGAAAAACAACCTCACACCAGCAGCGGCAGTTAGGCAGCGCACCGGCATGGCCGGTCATACCGTCCAGGGTGGGCGGATCACTCCAGTAAACGAACTTCCCCTCCATCTCAGAATGCGAGTGACGCACATCACCATCATGAGCGGTGCGCCAGATATAGCCCAGCGAGCCGCTTGCGGTTGACCGCGCCTGCGTCAGCGCAGTAACGGCCCGGCCCACTTCGGTTCGGGCAATCAACCGGGCGCGTGAGGCGGCGACATCACCTGATGCTGCTATTTCTTTCGCAAACGCATCAGCGCGCCCGCCAGCGGCCATCGTCTCTATGGCCCGGTTCTGAATGTCGTAAATCCGCTCAGCAGCTTCAAGCGGCAGCGATTTGATGTACTTCACCTGCTCAGCGACTATGCTGCGCATCACCTGACCGGTTGGCGTATTGCTGATCACGTTACGCAGCTCAGCGCCGATCTGCATGCTGTTGCTGCGCCACTCCCGTTCACTGTGCCGGGCGACGGAGGCGGCAAAACCCGTTGCGACCTGATTGGCCCAGCCGTCAATAATCTGACTGTAACGCTCCAGCGAATCCATGATTTCAGTGACGCTATCGTTTGAACCATCGTAGCGGCCATTTACGATGTCCCCCACCGCCCGCGCTATCCTGCGTAGCTGTGTGGAATAGCTTATCTGCACCTGCTTCGGGATCCGGCGGGTCGTTATCATCTTCTTCGCTGAAGGCTGGCGGCTCTGCCCCTTTGGCATTCTCGATATCCTCATCGGTGATGTTAGAGCCGATGCCGGTGACGCGGGACGATTCGCGCAGCTCCGCCATGCCAACGTGCAGCGGCATCAGGCCGCTATCGATGGCAGCATTCAGCGTATCGACCGTGTTTTTCGCGACCGTGGACCGGTCAACGTCTGACATCTGCCATAGCGGATTAAACTCAAAGTCGAAATCATCCGGCAGCGGCGTGCCGAACTCCGAGCGGTGCAGAATTTCGAACAGCCGCCGGACCGGCCGGCGGTGGCGGCGCTCCTGCAGCGAACCCACGTTGTCGTAATAGTTCGCCAGGTCCGATTCGCCGGTGTTAAACCCTGCCGGTGACTGACCCAGCATGCGGATCAGCGGGATGCCGGTCGCACCGGAAATCTGCTCGCCGAACTGCGACAGAATGTCCGACAGCCCGGCGAACGCATAACTGTGCGTCTGGAAATCATCGCTTTTGTCCATCAGCGTCATGCCTTCGATGGACTGGAACGCACGGATCATCTCGATATGCTTCATCAGCGCCGCTTCACGCTCATCACCGAACCCGAGAATTTCACGCAGCTTTTCGATGCTGTAGGTACGCAGGTGCGCTTTGTTCACCAGCTGTGCGGCACCGGTCGATGCGCTGTCGAACGCCATAATGCGATCGTACAGACGCTCGACTACGGACATACCCCAGCCGTTTTCGGTGTAGGCCTGCTGGTACGGCAGGCCCACGCCGTCCATGCGGATCAGGCGGGTGTGGTGAATCTTCCAGGCAGGGATGCCATTCTGCGCCGCCACAACCTCATAATATTTCGGCTTGCCCAGATCCGGGCCGGGTTGCGTGATTATGTCGGTAATGGTCTGGTTCAGCATCCACCGGTCCAGCACCAGCATTCCCTTGAACTGGTCGCGCCCGATGGTTTCCATTCGCAGCGGTGAGGCCATGTCCTGACCGTCGATCAGAAACACGCCCACCGCACCGCCATAGAGGCGTGACCACTTGGTCATGTCGCTCATCGCTTCCCACAGCGCCAGCTCTTCCCAGCGCCCCATCAGGCGGGACTTAGTCTTATGGTCCATCTGCGATGTGATGGTGACGCCCTTGCGCGTCATGTCGTCCGCAATGGTATCCACGGCAGCGCCCACAATCCAAGATGAACGGTAAGCGAACTCCAGCAGCACGCGGTTGCGCGAGGTGAAGTTCGGCATGTAGGTGCCGTGCCCGCTCAGGTTGCCGGTCTGCAATCCGAGACGTGACACAAAGTTATCGTAGCCGTCGAACGTTTTCACCGGCGCACTCTGCTGGCGCGGGCGTTTTTTACGAGCCATTTTTACCCCTTGCCAGTAAATCCCAGATATCCATGGAGGTGAACTCCATCGGTGCGTAGGCGATCATCACGGAGTCAGCCAGGTTCGGCGACTTCGTGCCGTCCGGCTTTTTATCCACGACGATTTTGCCCACTCCGTTAACCGTGTAGGTGGGCTGCGACAGCTCAACGATGAGTTTGTTTTTCAGCGCCAGCGTGCCGGAAATCGAAATGATGTCGTCAGGGTTGTAGGGCATGCCCTCTTTGACGGCACGATAAGTGTTGCGGAACAGCGTGCGCAGCCGCCACCAGCCCTGTGCTTTGGCATTGGCGAAAAAGTCCTTGTTCAGGCGGCCCTGCTGGCCATACTCGCCCGGCACCGCTTCATCTTCGGGATTCGACGGCGAGCCGCTTCCCCGGTATGGCGTCGCGGTAACCTGACGCTCGCGCCGTTCTTTGCGCTGCTCGTTGATAACGCGCGCATCGCCGCGGGCACCGGCCCCGAGTCCGTCAGAGTCAAAGCGGAATGTTTCAAGACGCTGCTGATCGCAGATGGTGAACGCACGCTGAACGGTGCCAAAAATGTCATCACCTTTGCCCGACCACTCCGCGATGTCCTCCAGCAGGAAACCGTGGCGGGATGTAAAGGCGTTGGTGTCTTTGCCTTCATCGGCCACGTCCAGCGCGCCCATACGTTGCCCGGTAGGACGGATGCCCAGATTTTCATGGGCATCAACAGCCGCCTGCACCCAGGCAGATGGGATCAGCACGCCCTCAACAGATGCGCTGTAGTTGATATCGATTTCCTGCGCAACGGTCACGGCATCCAGTTCTTCGCACTGCTTCTGATACCAGGCATCGTCTTTGCGCGGATCATCTCGCCAGTGAAACGTGAACACATCCACTTTGCCGCTGTGCCGCCGCTCAGCGAACGAGTTCGCCATACCGTTGGGTGTTGAAATGTCCTGGCGGCAGTTGGTGGTGGCGGACAGTGAAGCATCCACCAGATAAGGACGCTCGAGGAACGCTGACTCATCGACGATATAGAATGATGTACGGTCACCGCGCCCGATGCCGTCACCAGCTTCACCGGTCATGGCTGACTCAGTATCCGGGAAGAGGATGCGCATGTGCGGTGCGTGCGCTTTCGGATTCCAGCCGCCCCGGAACTCAGCCGGCAGCAGGCCGATAAAGTTTCGGGCCTTATCAAACAGCGATTTGGGCGAGCCAATCTTGTCGACATATTCTTCTTTGCGCGAGCCGAACCCGGCGATGATGCCGCGATTGAACAGGCACAGTGATGCAGCCATGCCGACCGTCAGCCACGACATGCCCATGTCACGGGTTTTTTCAGTAATGCCGGGCTTTGAGGTGCGCCAGTGCTCTACGAACCACTGAATCCACTCCTCCTGTTTCGGGAACAGCAGAAACGGGATTCGCGCCGGCAGACCACGTTCAACGTTACGCGGATCGACGGTCATTCCCCAATCGATGATGAACTGCGCCGGATTATCACGATAGAAGGCTCTCAGGGCCGGGAGCGTGCCGGGATTAGCCCGGATGCGCTGCAACCGTTCCATGCGCCATTCGAACACCTGCGTATAGTCCGGCTTGCGGAAATCGAAGGGGAATGGGATTGGCATACTTTTACCCGTGACTAATAATAAGAATGTTTTATCAACTAAATGAAAAAGGACTACAGCATGGCTTTTGAAGAAGAAATTTTATCAGAGCAAATTAAGTGTGACGCGTTCTATCATGAAGATGGAAAAGTTAAAGGCATCGCTCAACTCGCAGTTGATAAGGGGTGGAACAGTTTATCCCCATTACAGCAACGTGTTTTAAATCCTTTCCTGAGCCACCCTTGTGAGGGTGTAACGGATCCGGGCGGACACCATAATGGCTGTGAGGTTGTACTTACCGAAGTCGAGCTTCGTGATGCTTATGAAGAAAAAGCCCAACACGACTCTCTGCTATGTCAGAACTGCCGCGATGAAGCGGATGATATCGCTGCACACCGTGAGCGTTTTTTCAGAGAATAATAAATAAAGTAAATAGGGCTAACTTCAGCCCTATTTAACATAATGGTCATTTCCCGCCCTGCCGGATCAGCACTCCCCTTGGTATCACTCTGGAAGGCTTATTTCTTCAAAGGTTCATCGCAAAGTAGCCGAAAACGGACTGCATAAAAGGCGCATACAATCGGCCTGAAAATGCATAGCTCCAAAACATGTCGAGATGACTGTTTCTGGCAGTTATCCCATCATTTTGCGATAGAGCTCGGCGGCTTCATCTGGGGTCAGATTTGTTGTCTCAGTCTGAATCGGCCCGCCATCAGGACCACTGATTTCGGTTTTGCTTTTCAGCATACCAAGATGCTGTGCAACCATCTTGAGCGCGTCATCCTGATTGCGCATGATGATCTCCATCCCGAACTTGCCCTCTTTAATGCCGGCGAACAACCGGCGGGCAGCGCCAGTAGCATCACGCGTATCATGGAAAACAGGACGACTGAGGCCGAGACCGTTGCAACGCGGGCACTCCGGGTTTGGATCGACCTGCGCATCATACCCGTAGCCGCCTGAATCATTCGGCTCACGATGTTTGCGCTCAATGGCCTCCAGCCGCTTTTCCTCAAGCTCCACCATGTCACGCCACTGGTAGTTATGGCCGAAGCCCCAGCAATAGCGGCAACAATATCGGTGAAGTTCGGTAAGCTGCGTTGCATCGGCGGTCGCGATATCCCACCACCACTGCAGCACTGAATCCTGTGAAATCCGTGTGCGCTTTGCGCGGGCGTCCATTGCATCCTGTACAGCGCGACTCACCTTAGCATTTCTTAGCATACGCGATGCGTTGACGTAGGCTGTATTGCCCTCCCCCTTGTAACCAGCCCGTTTGTAAGCAGCAGTACGGTTAAGGTCGATGAGGTATTCTTCAATAAAGCTGATTTGCTGCTCTGTCAGGCCATAAGTGCGCAAATCAAAATCCTGCGCACTATCCTGCGCATCACTTTTATCAGGCACCTGAGCAGTGTTAGTTTTGCGCACATCAACATTGTCCTGGTGCGCAGAATTTTGCGCAGGGGTCTTTTTAATGTAACGACGCGCAGATGAATAGTTCAGCCCCTGCGCTTCGCACCAATCTTTCGGCGATATACCGCTTTTGGCATGCTCGGACAGGAACCGACTCTGAAGGACTCCCCAGTCAGGCTTCGCCATATTGAACCTTTGCGTAATTAATTTTTATTTACGACAATAAAGACTCGACTTAATAAGAGTCTTTCAAGCACTACTCAGAACTCAACTCAAAAGGTTAAAGAAAATGAATGAACTTCAATTTATCGGTGAATGGATTGCTGAACGTCATGCTTTATCAATTATTTCTGGAATAATTTCCGCTGGTTTTTGGGTTATGTCCGCAACTGCAAAAGCTGAGCCTAATCCCGCTAGGGTTGAGTTGACTTACCCAAACCCCCACGATAACGTAGATTTACACCAATACTTCATGACCGTAAAAGTTCAGTCAAAGTATAATTCAATAGCAGCATTTGCTGCTGCAGTAACTATTTTATGTCAGGTGGTAGGTTGGTAAAATCATCAGACGCATCAAAAATGCGTCTGATTATTCTGTAAGCTCACTTCATCTTTGCTGCTACACAAATCATTAATCTAAAGTACAACCCGCTGTCCCTCATGATTAGGAGAAGATACGATCCCTTGCATTTCCATTTGTTCAACTATAAGTGCAGCGCGGTTATAGCCAATACGCAAATGTCGTTGAATACCTGAAATCGAAGCACGACGTTGGTTTACTACATACCCAACCGCCTGATCAAAAAGTGGGTCAAGCTCATCACTTAGCGCTGCCGACAAAACCCAGGGTTCATTTTCTTCTCGAAAAGCAGGCATAGGTTGGCAACTAATTAAAACAAAATACCTTTTCTCAACATTGCGAGACTCAGCCAGCTGTTCAAGGTAATCACAGGCTTCAATATCTATATCTAATGGATTCGTGACATTTATAAAATGAAATCCCTTTTCTATAAGAGTCCACTGTCTCGAATATTGCTCCCACACAAGATGAAATTTCATATAAACCCCTTCTTAGATAAGGAGTTAAATATACACTATAAGGAGCAATCGTAAATGCGGCCTGCAATGATTACGCCAGCTTTTTAGCTAGTGCTGCCACATCGTTGAAAACCGCGTCAACGTCATGGCCAGCCACTTTCAGCAGCTCTTTTACTTTCGCCAGTACGGCATCAGTATTGTCGGTTGCCGTGGTGGTCGGCTGGGTGGTTGTTGCAGTGGTTCCGTCATACAATGGTTCAGACATCTTTGCTTCCTCTCTCTGGGGTAAATCCCTGTTGTATGGCAACAGGGCATCATTTAAGACTTTTTTGAAGCATCACTTTTCGCCTCTTCCGGCTGGGCAAGATGCCGCTGGTACATTTTGTCCGCCAGTTCCTGCAGCTCTTTTGAGTGCTGGGCCAGAATCTGGCGCCAGCCTTCACGGATAGTGGTAGATTCGGATTCTGCTTTAACCGGGCTGTTCTTCCAGCGGAACAGGCCCACCAGCCAGCCAGCGGCGAAACTAGTGGCCAGTGCCACCAGCGCCCAGATAATCAGGGTCGTAGTCGTATACATGCGTTATTTACCTTGTCGGGACAGTTCAATTTTCCGGATCGCTGCTTTGTCGCTGTTGCAGTTCTCCAGCGCGGTCAGCAGGCGTTCGTTAAGTTCGAGGCTTGATCCCCACGTCAGCGGATCGGGGATCAGCGGAATTGGGCAGTCAGCGGTCAGGCTGGCCGGAATGGGTACCGGTGGCACCTGAACTAATCTGGTTGCGGTGCTGGCGCAGCTGCTGAGCAGCGGCAGCAGGAACAGGCAGAGCAGCGCACTTATCGCTCTCCACTGCCTGACGGATGATGACAATGCGGTTTTCGCTGCTGGCGCTGGCCTGCTGCTGATCCCGCTGAGTGGATGCTGCGATGTCATTAAACAGCCGGACGGCAGCAACAACATTTGCGGTGATGGCTTCGGCTGATTTCTGCTGTTGCACGGCGGCATCGCGTTCTTTCTCCACAGAAAGGGTTGTGTCACGGTAGTGCGCAGCGGTGAGCAGCAGTCCGGCGATGAGCACCACCAGCAGGAGCGCCAGCGCAGTGCGCCAGTTATTCAGGAGCAGAGTCATTTATCCAGCCCCCAGCAGGCCAGCGCTGATTCCTGATCGCGGCGCTCAACCTGACCAAAACAGTTATTTGACCGGATGCGACAGTCTTTACCACCATCAAATATCCATCTGCGTATTTCAGCGCATGCACCCGGACGATCACCGTTGTTTAGCTTCCGAAAGAATGTTGAAGGCATGCATTTTCCGGGGCCGATATTCCATGGACAGAACGACGCTATACCTACCTTCTGTGGGCTGATAAGAGGCACTCGGACATTTCTGTCCACCCACGTAAGAGCCTTTGCCTGTTCAGCAGCATCGATACGGTCACATTGTACGCGAGTGAGCCTCATGCCCCTAACAACAGGCTTTCCGTTAACTCGCGTCACTCCGCCACAGATTGTCCATACTCCACCCTGATCAGCATAAGCCGTCAGACTTGACCCTTCTTTTTCTGACTGGAACTGCTTCATCAAAACCGGTGCAGATGCACCTGCTGCTATGAGCGTCAGCATGGCGGCACTCAGTCGGTTACGCAGCTGAGGTGAAATTGCCATTGTCAGTCCTTAGCGGAATCCAGCACCCGGTTGATGCCCTGAATCACTTCCGGCGATTTGTGCATAGCCGGGGTGTCATTCGAACCTTTGAGGTAGTCGAGAACGGCCTGGGCACGCTCGCGATCCAGATCAAGCCTGACCCGTTCGTTCTGCCGATCCTCTTCAATCTTCAGGCGTTCTTCTTCAATCTGCTGGCGCTTGAGCTTTTCAGTCCGCCGCTTGTCCAGGTAGCCGAACAGCGCGATTACGGCACCAGCAACAGCCGTTGCCATATAAACGCGATCAAGCGTCGCTAGCCCGGCCAGACTCGAAAGGAGGGTCATCAGGGATCCGCCGTTAATTGCGGTGTCAGCGTGTTGGTTCATTCGTATCATTCCTGCCTCCAGGGATTAGGAGGCTTGCTCTTTAGGATTTTTCCATGATGTGCTCAGAGCAGGCCGGGTTAAGATTTGCACAACAGGTTTATTCCCGGCATAGGAATGAATCCGCGCTAAGACACAAGTGAATTTAACCCGCCAATGAGCGGGTATTTTTTAGGAAAATGCGCTCAGCCCCTTCACGGCAGGATGTGTGTGATAATTGATGGGCTGGCGCAAAACGAAAAAGGCCGCACAGAGGCGACCTTTGAAATTAGTTTAGTGACGTTACTTATCCGCGACAGGGGATGCCGCGCCTTTTATCCCCGGTAGAGGATACAAATAAAAAACGCCCTCGCAGTTAGTAAGACCGCCGGGCGCTTTGACTATCACAAATCAGCAACTGACCGGATTATTGGCTGATTAACAGCACGCAGAAATCCCATCATTGGCGTGATATTGGGCTATTTTATTCACGCCGTCAATACGTAGGATTAATCCTAAGCAAGTTTTTCCCATATTTCGCTGCTGCCGGTCACTCTGGAAAGCATGGTGTCTGCGTGTGACTCCTCTTTATGGCATTGAATTATCAGCAATTCATAGAAAGGCTTGAAGCCGCGAGACCATGTTGGCTGAGATATAGACATCACCGCATAACCAGCGGCCCGGCGTACAGCCTCGCCCGGAATACGAGCATAGCCACGGCCAGAGCATTTCGGACAGGTTTTGGTTACCGGAACGCCCTGCAGTTTGCTCTGTTCTTCGTCCAGAACAACCCCTTTACCGTGACAGCGGCACGCATTACTTATCACCCCTTTTCCCCCACATGATTTGCAGAAGACATGCTGAATCTCCCTGACCTCTCGCTTTATCTCATATTCAGACGGAATAACCTTCATCCCCCATTTAAGGGATGTCCTCAAAATTTCCTGTGCTGCGGGAGGGGTGTGCGACTTCGTGCTGAACACTTCCGCCTCAATAAACCCGGTACCGCTGCAACAGGTGCATGGCCGGGTGCTGGCCGCGCTGCGTGTGTAATCCTGATAGGCGAACGTTGCGAGCAGTTGCACCAGGCTGCGCTTAATATCTTCATCGAGTTCGGCGATCGCCCGGTAGCGCACAGCCTGACCCATCCCAAAATCAGTAAGCATCTCCACGGCACGGTCACTGGTTGTAATGCCGTGTTTGGAAAGAAACAGCTCAAATCCAAAGCGTGCTTGTGCTTCGGTAAGACCAAAGGATGCCATCACATCCGTAATGGTCAGGCTGTCACTGGCCGTTGCTGGTGGAGAATCGCTTAGCTGAGGCGACTTTGGTGCAAAAAATTTAATAGCGCTTTCGAGGTTCAATCTGATTCTCCTGTTTTAATTCGGCGTAGGCATATCGGTCAGGCAATTTCTTCGATCCTTATCTGCCCTTTTTCTCCCCATATCTTGGTGATCCGCGCGTCCCAGACAGCGCTGTCATCTTCATAAACAGCATCCATCAATGCCTTATGAAGATTATCGACGTCTGGCTTTTGCTGGTGCGGCCGCCCAATGTGCTCCATGCGCTTTTTCTTACTCCAGCTGTCCGGCATCGGGATGACGAAAGTGATGCGACAGCCACTTACGGGCAATGCAACTCCGCGCAGGCGCACTTCATCGCAGAACGCGCGATAGCGCAGCACGGCCGGACGCTTAGCCCATCTGTCACGCTGAGTCTGCCGGGGTTTTCCCAGCGGCGTGATGTCATAAATTTGAATCAAAATTCTCTCACCTTGTTGTTCGTGTTGCGTGCTGGCCGTTCGCTGGCTAACTGTGCCGCCTCCATCTGATCGATATCTTTGAAGTGGCCGTTCTGGAATTTCTGATATGCAACGCCGCCTGGTCCGTGGCGGTTTTTACCGACAATGATTTCGGCAATGCTGGCGGCCGGGCTGTCTGGGTTGTAAACGCCATCGCGATAGATGAACCAGATTCCGTCTGCGTCCTGCTCAATGCTGCCGCTGTCTCGCAGATCGGCACTTAAAGGCCTTTTGTTGGGGCGGTCTTCAACCTTGCGGGATAACTGGCTAAGACAGATAACCGGCGTTTTAAGCTCCATTGCCATGGTTTTAAGTCCGCGCGTGATTTCACCGATCGCCAGGTCGTTTCGCTCTGCTGATGGTTTTTTAATGAGACCCAGATAGTCAGCCATGATGAGTGAAAGCCCGGGATACATGCGTTTGTGACGTGTGGCCACTGCGCGGATCTGCTCAATGCTCAGGTTGGTGGCATCCACAACCCACACGTCAAGATTTGCCAGCTGGCCGATACCCATCGAAATGCGGCCCCAGTCCTCATCATCAAGGTGCGCGGCCTTACGCAGCATGGACACTGACACGTTCGAGGCATTAGCCAGCTGACGCTCCACGATCTGCTGCGCCTGCATTTCCATGCTGAAGATCAGCACGCCGCGCTTCGCTTTTTCCGTACCGAGCGTGACGGTGCGCTGTGCAACGGCTTCAGCTATCTTGAGCGCCAGCTCTGTTTTACCCATGCCGGGACGTGCTGCGATGATGATCAGGTCGGTGTCGTTGAGACCGCCGGTGATGTCGTCGAGTGGTTCAATACCTGTTTTGACCGTAGAAGACTCATCGCCATCGCTGACGCGCTTTTCCAGCGTGTCCATGTAACCATCCAGTAATTCGCTGACCCGGACCGGCACGACTTCATCATCAGGACGGCTGATATTCATCAGTTGGCGGGTAAAATCGTCGATGCTTTCCATGGCTGCGTCATGGTTATGCGCCGTTGTGATCCTGTCGTAATGGCTCTCCATCAATTTTGCGAAATTGCGGATCATGAATTTTTCATTCAGGCTTTTTGCATAGCCCTTAAGATTCGCCGCGCTGGGCACCGATTTAACGGTTTCCATGACGTCCGAAAAGATGCCCGGCTCGCTCCCCATGGCTTCAGCCACCAGCAGCGCATCGATCATTTTTTTCTGGTTAGCCTGACGTCTGATTTCGCTGTACAGCCGCGAATAAAAAGAGTTGCTGAACGCCGCCGGTTCTATTGTGGCCAGCACATCGTAAGCATCCGGAGTCAGCCCGGAATGAAGCAGACAGCCAATCACACTCGACTCAAGGTACAGTTCGCTCACAGTGAACCCTCCCGGACTTTGCGCAGTGTTTCAGGCTTCATCAGGTAATCGAAGCTGGCGCGCCAGCCGGTGCCATCCGGACCTCCAAAATGAAATTCACGGGCGTCGGTCATAAAAGCGCTGAAATATGAGCGAAAGGCTTCAACTGATTTTTTCGACATATGGGCCATCAGACCATGAATTGCATTCTCCCGATCCCGGTCCAGTTCGGCAGCGGCCAGTCGCCCATCAGTGATTTCGTTCCAGGCGTCCACCACGGCGCCGCAGTCAATATCGACGGCGGAATGGCTCCATGCTGTTGCATCTGCCAGGTAACCATCGAATCGGTTCACGCGGCAGATGTTCGCTGGTTTGGCTACAGTCCCGTTCCGGCGCGTCCAGGTCTGGACAACCCAGCGGATCACCAGCTGAAGATCCGCTACCGTGTATGCGTCACGGGCAGAGCGTTCAGTCAGTAAAACTGCAAAGGCTTCTGCAGAGCGGCAGGCAGTTCCTGTGATCTCGTTGTAATACTCCAGGACCTGTTTTGCCTGTGACAAAACTTCCTCTGAAAATTCCCCCTTGGGGGCTTTAGGGGGATCTGTTTTTAATGTCTTTGAAATAATGTCTTTGGTGTCCCCCTGTTTTGAGGG